AAAGCAATGCCTTCCGCCTCGCCATCTAGCCCTGAGGCATTGCCGATGATGTCGTTGTTGACAACGATTACTTGTGAAACCGTTGTTCCATTGAGCTGCGCGAAGTGTGCCATTGTTCTCTCCCTTATCCGACCACGATTATTACGACACCCGAGCCGCTGGTTCCGCCAGTTCCGCCAGAACCAGTTCCGCTAGCACCACCAGCACCACCGCCACCACCAGTATTTGCAGTCCCAGCGGTTCCAGCGCCACCAGTCGTAGAGCCGTTGGCACCATTACCACCAGCACCGCCGCCGCCGTTACCACCAGCACCGCCGAGTGAAGTCGCACCAGCGGCGCCACCACCCCCGCCACCACCAGCGTAATAAACCACCGCACCAGTGATTGAATTGGAAAGACCTACACCGCCAGCACCAGCCTGATTTGTCGCAGATGCTCCACCCACCGCACCAGCACCACCACCGCCACCACCTGGTTGAGCCGATGCGCCAACACCGCCTGCGCTTCCTTGCCCCCCCAAACCAGTGCCAACAGCAGAACCTACGGCAGAACCACTACCAGAGCCACCGTTGGTGCCAATAGAAGTGTAAGCGCCACCACCGCCAACTGCGTACACACTAAGATTTCCATTCAAAAGATAAGAGGCATTTCCGCTACCACTAGCACCACCACTACCGCCTGCACCGACAACGATTGTCCATGTGCCCGCTGTTAAATAAAGAGAAGCACTATAAACATAACCACCAGCGCCACCACCAGGCATTCCAGAGGAGGAGCCAGTACCAGCCACTGAAGCACCACCACCACCAGCAACCACTAGACACTCGACCACTCCAGCCGTCGTCACAGTGATCGAACCCGAACCGGTAAATTTATAGATTGTTTTAGGAGTTCGAGTAGCCGAGTCAATAGTAGGAGAGCCAGTAGTACCCGAAACAGCGGCACGACCTACGCCACCGCCACCAAACGCAAATCCTGTAAGTAATGGCATTGCCTTCTCCTATGCGAACTTAGTTGGGCCACCAGCAAGAACTGTAAAAATTGCCGATGCTGTCTTGAAAATTGAAAACGAATAAACATCTATTGATGAAGCGTTACCTGCCGATGGAGCAGTACCGCCTACCCACTTAGGAGTTACGGCAGAACCATCAACCTGAAATGCTGAGGGGTAATAAGGGGTTGCGCCATTGGTATTCATAAAAACAACCGAATAGGCATCGCCAACATTCATAATTGTATTGAGTGTTGAACCCGCTGTACCTGTAAAATTAAGAGTGAAGTTTGCTGTCGCCGCCGTTGTGTAATAAAGAATTCCTTGCGTGTAAGCGTAAAAAGGAATTGTACCTGTTGCCGCTGACGCAGAAATTGTTGCTAACTCTCTAGGTGAGGATAAATAACCATCGTTGATTGTTGGCGCGGTAAGAGTTTTATTTGTAAGAGTCTGAGTACCCGTCAAGCTCACAACTGGAAGATTGGTTGTTGTCTGAACGCGCACATCCGTAATGTTTGCGGTGATAATAGAGGTAACGGAAGTTCCCACGAGAACCTGAGCTAGTGCGATGGAGTTAGCGGGGGTGGATGGGGCAACCGGAGAGGCGGCAACTGTTCCCGTGACCACATTCACGACCACATTGTTTGTAGAGCCTGAATAGTAAGCATCGTTTACAGTTAGGCAGACAAGATCAATACGAGAGTTAGATGAAGGCGCGGTTGCGATTGCGGCGTTTACTACGGCATCGTTATAGGAAACATAAGTGCCTTGCGTAGTCGTAGAAGTTCCCACGATTGCAGCCCAACCAACGGCGATATTCACCGACATATTAGGCGTTCCGTTTTGCGTTACGGCAAGAGAAGTAGAGCCGATGATGCCTGTCGTGGCATAGAGAGCCTGAGTAGTCAGTCGGTCATTTTCCGCTGGATGCGACCCGTTCTGTAACCAACTTGGGGGTGTTCTTAAAGCCATGTCATCTCCTTATGCGTAAGCATTGAACCATTGTACCGATGCCGATGTTGTTCCTGCGGTAGTTCCCGAACCCGTGAAGTAGAACTGATTTGTGCCTGGTACGGCTGAGAACCATAGCGAGGAGCCTAACAACAAATTACGCGCTGGCGTTCCATTGAGCAGGATTGTTCTATTGAGTAAGTCTATGGAAATAACATCTGAAGCACCCATCGTGTAGTTGAAATTAAGTGAGGCGTTTGCGGTCAAGCTACCGACTACGGGATTTGTCACGGGGCCATAAATGGAAATCGTTGGGTAGGTGTTAGTCCATCCGCTATTTGTAACTGTGGCGAATTGGGTATTAGAACCCCCACCGAAGGTCAGAGGATAGACACGGGGGTAGGTGCGACCTAGTGGAGTCGTGTAGGTCATCGTGGCTGTTTGTGCGTTGTTGTCGTAATAGCGAGGGTCGGGGCAGAAGAAATCGTATTGCGCCTTGATGAAGCCGTAGGTGTATTCAGGATCAACTGTTGCCTTAGCCGACCTCACGCGGGCGTTTATGTATTGAAGCCCACCTGCGGGGGAGAGTTGGAACTGAAGTGGGGTTGTACCAGTTTGCTGAGGTTGGAGATTTTGCTGGAGTAAATTGAAGTTTTGGAAAGCGGTGTTTCCATTACCCGACAAAATAAGCACCTGCATGGTGATATTTCTGCCACCCAAGAAGTCCCGACCTGAGAACATTCCGTCTTGATAGCCCCTGTCGGCATCTTGTACGCGCAGACTTGGAAGTCCCTCTAATCCATCCACCGAAGTGATTTGATAAGGCGAGCCGGAACCGCCAAAGACAAATCCGTTGAAGGCGAAAGAGTAATTATTGAGCGAGGTTACTGTTGCCATTAGTTGCCCCTTGCAGAAGTTCCAGAGATCGGGCTAGGTGTGGAAACATTGGCGGCGATAGGTGTTCCATATTTCAACGCGGCAACCGTTTGCTGTGCAGTTGCGTTAGGGTCAGTTAGGTTATAGCCAGTCACCGAAACATTATAATTTGTGTAGTTAGAAGTATCTTTGGTGCCGCCCAATGGATTAGTTGATGTAGTGCTACCCGTAGGTACTCCAATGCTTGCGCCATAACTGGAAATACTGGCAGTTGAAGCACCTAGAGAAGTAAGTGAAGCGGCTACCGATTGAAGTTTAGTTTGAAGCGCATCGAGTTGTGTCATGGTTGAGTCAGAGATGGTCTTTACTGACTTATCAAAGGCATCCTGAGCCGATTGAATAGAGTTCTGAAGGGTATCTTGCGCCTTTTGCAATGCGAGGTTTCTAGCGTCTGTGGCGGTCTTTGTGGCCTTGTCTAAAGTATCTTGAGCCGTTGTAAGTGCTGTGTTAAAGGTGTCGTTTTCTTTATCCATAGCCGATTGCATAGCGGAGGAGTTGTCCGCAAGTTGCTTCTGGAGATCAATACCGACTTGAGCATATTGTTGCGCTAGCGCTTGAGTCGCAAAGTTAGTCCCGTCGTTCATCTGTGCGGCTAGAGAATTAAGCCCGTTCTGTGAAGTGTCCTGAATCTGTGCGTAGAGGCTCTGAATAGAGTTCTGAGTGTCAGGGGTCGCATTGAGAACAGATTGAGCGAGCGCATCTCCCTGTTGTGGGCCTTGCGCGATTACCTCATTGATAAAGGACTGGTTATAGCCTTGCGCGGCAAGAAGTCCTGCATCCTTTTGAAGTTGCGTAATCTGAGCCATCTGGTCTTGGAGCTGAGATACCAGACCTCCAGCAGTTCCCCCACCGGCAGTAAAGAGTTTGCCGATGTCAATTTTGGTTGCGTTGGCGAACGCGCCAGTCATTGCATCAATGGATTGCTGGATAATGTTTTGACGATTATCCGCGGCGGCTTGTTCAATTTGTGCGGCTTTATCGGCATATTGCGTTTGGATGTCAAGAAGGTTTTGTTGGTGAGTGGTTGTAGCGTTCTCGACTGCCGTGTTGTAATTATCTTGAGCCGTAGCCATAGCATCGTCGTATTTTTGGTTAATGTCAGCAACGCTTTGATTGAAGGTTTCGTTAGCGTTTGCGATGGCATCATCACGCGTAGCAGTAGCGGCATCCATCTTTGTTTGACGATCAGTAAGAACCGCGTTCATCTGATCCTCTAGCTTTACGGCTTCATCGTTGTATTTCTTGATTTCCGCGTTGCGCTTGGCTAGTGCTTTAGCAGTCGCAGTAGCAACTTTAGATGTTCCCCCGCCTGGGACTTGACCGCTTACATCAAGAGAACCGCCGCCCGAAGTTGCGCCACCAGATAAGTCGCCAGATGAGCTACTAAAAGAAATCTTTTTATTTTTTAAAGAGTCCAAGGTGTTAGCAAATCCGTCAATTTTCTTTTTAGCAGAGTCGAAAAAATTGCCTACATCTTGCGTTCCCTCGTTAATCATCTTGAGAGCCGCCTTAGCCCCGCCACCTACGAACGGCAGGTGAGATAACGCTCCGAGGAATAACTTGAGAGGCCCCGACTCGATTTTAATAAAGGCTGTTACTAAATCGCCAAGCGCGCCAATAACCCAACCGACTGCTTCGACAACCGCTTTCATCACATCTACAACGATGTCGCGGAAAGTCTTGCTGTGGTTCCAAGCCACAACAATCGCGGCAATTAACGCGCCAATGGCGAGAACGATTAGGCTAATAGGGTTGGCATTTAACACAACATCTAGGGCTTCTTGAACTACTGACCATGCTTTAGTGGCAAGAACTACTGCTCCAACTATGCCAACCAAAATTGTAAGTTCGGGCAAAATAGGCTTGATGACATTTAAGACATCGCCAAAGATTTTCATAAGATCAGTAAGAACTGGAAGTAACGCCCCGCCAATAGTTTCTTTAGCGGCTTCCATCTTTGTTTTGATTAACTCCATCTGACCCGCGTAAGTCTGGAGATACGCCTGTGCCTGACCGCCAATTTTCTGATTTAACTCATCCATTGCTTTGGCGATTGCTTGGTTTTTAGGCAGGGTTGTATCTAGGGTAATACCAAATTCCTTGAAGGCTTTGGCTGAACCAGTTGTAGCTCTAGAAAGAGTACTTGCTGCTTCGCCAAGTGTTTCATGTTTAGCGCGAGCGAGGTCAGCTGCTAACGCCATTAACTTTTGCGATTCAGTTACCGATCCAGTTGCCGTTACAAGGGTGGTCATTGCGGCGCGTGTATCGTTGCCGGTAAAGGCAAGGTTCTCCATCGCTGTAACTGACTTTTCAACTGCCGCGCGATTAGCCTCGGTATTGACTTTGGCGTTGTTCATTGCTGTTGCTAATTGAACAGTTGAAACCTGAGCATCTTCGGCGGCTTTTACGGAACTTTCAAGGAGTCCTGTTAATTTTTGAACACCTGCCGTCATTAAGTTTCCAGCAAATACGCCACCCATTACAGTTTTGAGCGAACTAAACTTGCCTTCTTGATCCTTAGCGGCGTTGCCAACTTTTCCAAGTTCGGAGGTTGCTTTATCTACTGCGCTTGTAAGATTGCCGAGAGCAACCTGGATGTCAATATTTAATGGAGGAATATCACCTGCCACTCTAAACCCCCATCGCTGCTCTTAGAAATCCTGCTGCAATCGTCTGCGCTTTACCCGTTGCAATGAGATTTTCACGCGCAGGAGTCATATATGGGTATTTTACCCCATTCCAATTAGATGAGCCTTGCTCTACTGCTCTAGCGTATTCAGCTCCAGATTCAACGCTTGCGACATAAACGCCAAATCCCCTATGGCTAACTGGCTTGGCAATAATGTTTCTAAAGAGATTGCCCGTTGCGATGTTTGGGCCTTCTCCATCTCTAGGGCCGATGTGAGGGTTGTGCCGAAGTTTGTTGTTTTTCTGAATAGGTGGATTAGGGGTTTCGCTGGCAATCTTGCGGGCATCAGTCCAGAGAGCAATAGAGATTTCCCTAGCGGCTAAACCACTAGCCTTATCCATGCGATTTTGCCATGCTTTCAAAGCTGCTAAGACTTCAGGCAGGTTGTCGCTCACTAGCTCTCCATCTTTTCAATTTTCACTTGCTCAATGGTATCGGCAATCGCTAACAACCATTCAGCCCGAACTGCTGGCAAATTATCTACTTGGTCGGGAGTCCAACCAAACTTGTCCGCAAATCTAAAGTAAAACCATTCCTCATCTGGATAATCAAAGTCTGCATTTCTTTGGAACCCTTGAAATAAACTTTTGAGTCTTTCTAACTTTCTAAAGGGCTATCAGGATTTAGGCGGTTGAGGTCTGTGTCTTGAAGTTCAGGGAATATCGCCTTGATGTAGTTTTCAGTTTCTTTAACGAGCAGAGAATAATCGGGAATTGGCAACTCCTCGATTGAGTCCTCTTTAACTGAAGGGATTAGAAGATCGTATGACCAATCCTCGATGATTGCGGCAATGAGCGCGTTGCTGATAGCAATTCCGCGTTCTGCTGCTGACCCACCATCACCGGCTTTCATAATCCGATTGCGGTCTTTAACTTTCAATGTGCTTGGGTCTTTGAGGGTAACTGTTGCGCCCGATGGGAGTGTTAATTTTGCCATAATGCCTCCTAGTAAGTGTGCCTTCTGATTATCTTAGCAAAGATAGGCAATGGGGGGATTCACGAAGGCGGGCAAATCAACCCCCATTGCGGTCTATGGGTTAAGCGACTGAAGTGGTTACTGCGTTCTTGATAACCCACTTAATAGGGGAGTATCCGACAGTTCCAGCATCGGTCAGGTTTCCTTGTGCGTTGAAATCAACAAGGACTTCGACAAAATCCTTAGAGCGTTCAATGACGGCGAGTGTGTATGCGCCCTTTGTCATTGTTGCTTGGATTGAGGTTTGAGTCGCACCTGTTCCCGTAGTCCAGTTAAAGACGAGAGCAGGTTGGGTGTTTGATAGGTAGTTGGTAAGTTGTGTGTCATTTTCCATGAGGAAAGTAGCCTTACCGGTAACCTCTAGCGCACCGAGGAACACTTGATACGGAGTCTGCACATTTGAGATTCCATAAACGGGGGTTACTGGTCGCTTTAGATCAATGTTTCCGTCTGTATTATTGGAGATTGTCGTTCCAGCAACGCTAACTGTTCCAGTCCATACAACGCTTGGGAGAACTGTTGAGAAAGATGGGGTTGGAGTTGAAGCTGTGGCTGACTGCCAGCCTGTTGATTTCGCGTCATATTCGAGAAGTCCATCTGCGTTCCATTTGAGGGAGAAATCGCTGAATTGATGTCCTGTCCATGAACGAACGCCCGCGCCATAGAAATCAAGCAAGGTATAGGCAGAAGGCTGTGCATCTGCGCCAGAAGTCGCTGAGTTCTTTAGAGAGAGGGTGTGAACATAAGGGGCTGATCCTGAAACCACATCTTCACCGAGAACTCCGGCAAGAGGATAGATAACGGTATCGGCAAATACAGCTCCACCGAAATCAAAGGTTGAGTGAACGCGACCTTGTAGGTATGCGTAGTTCTTTACGAGCGATCCACGCAAGCCCTCGTCATAGAGAGGTGTAAATACATCTTGAGGCTTGAGGCTGGAGGCTGTAATGGGAATGTACGCGGTAGGTGTTGTGACCGCTGTTCCTTTTGTTGTTTCTTTAGCAATGCCTACATACGAACGGTGGGTATTTTGTAGTGCCACTTACTCACGCTCCTTGCGTTGTGTCAGGCGCGGCTGACGGGGTTGGTGTTTTCTTTGGTGCAGAAGCGAGAGTTACATCGGCAGAAATAATTTCGTCTTGCGAGTCGAAAGTGTCGCCTGGCTTAATGGTTAGACCGAGCGTAGGAAACTCCTTCACTTCATCGCCATTGTATTGATAGGTTGCCATTGCTCTCCTAAGCCTGAATCATTTGGGTTACATCGAATCGAATCTCTGCAAAGGTTTCAGTTGCTCCGTTGTCAGAAGTAACTGGCTCCCCATATAGACAATCAATCGCCGGTTCTGCGCCTTGCCAGACATTAACTTGCGATGAATCACCGAAATTGTGACTAGCCCTGAGCGTTCCCTTGATGTTATCCACTAGTGTATCAAAATCCGACATAGCATCTTCGGCGTTGTTTTGTACAGAATGATGAAAGACTTGTAAGACAACGGTGTAATCAACGCGCTTCCATCCACCAGTTGCACCACCGATTGCTAAACGGGTTTCGCGCTCGCTCTGAATAAAGATTACGCAAGCAGAACGGCTCATCTGTCCCGCCGTTGCGTTTACTTGAAAATTAATGCGTTTTGGAAAGGATGTGAATACCTGATTGAGGGTGGGGATAGCCGCGCCGGTGAGGTAGGAATAAAGCGTGGAACGGAGATTGGCGCGACCTGCTGCCATTAACGCATCCTTCGGAATGGGGCAAGAAGTTCTTTGGCAAGGGCTAAGTCTGATCCAATAATAGATTGAACACTTGGGCCACTAGAGGCGCGTGTGGTTACTGCCATTGTCAGAGAGTTATCTCCGCGCACCTTGAGGAAGTCAGTTGTAGCCAAGATTGCCGCCTCTTTAACCGCCTGTGGCATATTTCCCACCGCTACACCGGAAGCGTGAGCGTATTTAAGAGCGCCAGTAATAGCCACAGTACTCGATCCATAAATATAAGAAGGCGAAACCACAACCTGCTCGGTATATTGCCCGTCATAGATCGTAACAACAGTTCCGGCAGTCAGCCCAATCGGGTCGATCATGGTAAATGAAGATTGACCTGCCGTAGCGGTTGAAATCAGTCCGTTACAGTATCCGGCGCAGTAGTTATAAGCAGCGTAAATCTTAGAACGCGTAGATGGTGGAAAGCCAAAAGAAAGTGGGCCTTGCGAGCTATAACTGAGTCCGATTTGGCTCATTGGGTAGATGATCTGCGACTTCTCAAACCAGCAAGACTGAAGTGCGCCATCGCTAACTGTAGTCATGTTGGTTGGAACTACGCCATAAGAAAGGGAGTTGAGTGCCACGACATTGTTATAGTCTGGCGAGATAACCATAAAGCCCTCTTGCGTAATGCGTGTGCGCGATTGCTCTTGAAAGTTTTGAGCGATAAGAGGTTGGTTTACATAAATGTCAATCCATGAGGAAGCGCGTTGGATTACGGAAGCCAGTTCCGCATCTTGCTGAGCAGAAGTACCGCCAACCACCAAATTGTTGTAATCAATCGCTGTCGGAGCGTTCTTGTATTCAGCGATTGTCAGATAAGAACCTGATTGAAATTGAGTGATTGGCGATACCGCTGAAACCATTTTTAATCTCCGTCTGTTTTAGGACTTGCTTGATCGTGTCCACACCGCGAACACAACTTAAACCAGCTACCAAATCCGCACTCGGTACAAGTGTACCCTCGCTCATTATCGCCTGTTGTATGTAATGCGAGATTGCTTTCTGTGAAACCTTCAGCCTTCAATGCTTTTATGTCTTGAGGATTTTCTGCGCGGTATAAACCTGATTTGTCTGCGCGTAAAACCTTAGAACCCGATTGCCTTTTGATTTCAACTTCTCTAGCGAAACCATCTCTCGGTACTAATCTACCCATCATTTGCCTCTCTATCAAAGAGGGAGAGAGCCTCGAAAGACCCTCTCCCCGTTATTACTGAACCGACTAAGCGGCGGTGATTCCTGAAACTACGCCATTCCAAGCAGGAGCGGAGCAGAAGAATGTGCCGCGGAAATACGTGGAAAATTCGTACGCGAATTGGGTCACCGGCCATTGTACCCCGAGATAATCTTGCACGAGGTAGTTAGACCAAACATCAGAAACCTCTGTGTCAGGGATTGGAAGCGTGTAAGAAAGAACTGGAGCAACGCCCTGTGGCAACCAAGGATGAACTGTAAGTGCCAAAGACTTTCCTGTTGTTTCGTTTACGATTCCGTTTACAACTGAACCATAGGTAACGCCTGAGGTTTCATCTTGTGAAATCTGCAAGCGGTAGTTAGCGTTTGCGCCACCCTTGATTGCATCTGAAAGTTGCTTGCGGTCTGAACCGTTAAGCAGAATCTCATCTGGATCAGCCTTTACTGAGTTGTAGAGGTTAGCGAATACTGTCTGGAACTCTGTGCCAGGGTTTGTATTGCTGAAGGTAGAGCCGATGTAGTTGTTGTATCCGGTGTTTGCGCCGAGAACAGTTGTCAAGATTCCATCGTAACCTGTTGCATAAGCAGAGGTATCAGCAGCAGCGCGGGTAGCAACTGCACCTGTTGTTGTCAATGGGGCTTGGTTTCCTGTTACTGGAGTTCCTGAACCACCGAGGTTAAATGTCAAGGAAGTTGTGCGACCTTGATACTTAGCGTTAGCAGCACCAGTTGTTGTGCCGACATAGATGTTGTAGCCAAGCGCACCTGTGATAGCAGATGGGATTGTAACTGTAAGCATCTGACCTGATGTGGTAGTTGCTGAACCGACTGCGGAGATGATTGACTCACCGAAACCAGTTGAAGAGATACCAGCGTCAGCGGTGTAGTAGACATAGTAAGTTGTTGCTGTAATAGCGGTGACCGAACCAGCGGCAGTTGCGCCAGCAACGGTTGGAAGTGTTGGTGCTGCAGCAGCGTTAAGTGCGCCAGC